ATTCTCAGGTACCTATTCGGATTTGATTGGACAACTGGAAATGAACATCGGCCCGCGCGAGCGTCTGCCCCAAACGTCCCATAGCTTTGCTGCTGAACTCAAGCGCATCCGTCCCGCCCTTGAACGGCAGGGCCTGCGCTTCTTCAATGCCGGGCGCTCGGGTTCCGTGGAGCAGAAGGGCCGTTCCCGCATTTCCATCGTGCGCCAAGATGACGACGAGGATACACCTGCCTCATGACCGACGAACCCTACGTTCCCAAGATCAGTACCAAGAAGCCTCCTGACTACTATAAGCGCGCCAAGCAGAAGGACAGGGAACGTGCGGGTAACCCTCCGTCACAAAAGGAGCGGGTTGCCAAACACAAGCGTGAACTCCGGGCCATGAACATTCATAAGCCCGGTCACGGCATTCGCGCCGAGAACGTCAAGGCAATCCGCAACCTCAAAGATCACCTGCGCGAAACGTGGCAAGCTTCTTGGGACAAGATCAACAAGATCAAGAAGCTCACGCCCAAGCAAGTCGAGTTCGCCCGCCAATACGCCTTGAATGGCCGTAGCAACAAATGTGGTGCCATGCGTCTAGCCGGATACGATAGCGTCAATCCGGCAGTGCTGCTGACCATGGCAAACAAGCACCTATCCATTCCACACTTCCATGACCTAGTTACTGCATTTGAAATTGAGGAGAAGGCCCGCATGAAAATCAACGTAGAGGATGTCGTCAAGTGGTTCAACGACATTGCCACTCAGGCCATGGGTTCCGGCGACTTCACCAACGCCAACCGCGCCATGGAAAACCTTGCCAAGTATCTCGGCATGTTTGTCGAGAAGAAAGAAATCACGCACCGCACCATCCACTCCAAAGAAGAGTTGGATACCCGCATTAGCGAACTAACTGCCATCCTGCGTGAAGCCGAGCCGGAAATTGAGCGAAAACTTAAAATCCACTAATCAAGACGCAGTCCTTCAACTAAAGGCCGAACTGGCCGAAGCCCTCCACCAAAAGGCGGTATTGGAGGCGCAGGAAGACTTTTACGTTTTTGCCAAGCTCCTCGCCCCTCTCATGCTGGATGGCAACGACTACCGTGACGGGCGCCACATCGAAGCCATCGCCGCCACCTTGCAGGAAGTTGACCGGGGCCTAGTCGACCGCCTGATGCTGGCGCTGCCGCCCGGCTCCATGAAGTCAGTCCTTCTCATGCTGTTCGCCGCGTGGTGCATGGGCCGCCACCCGACATGGCGTATCATGTGGATTTCCCACACCACCGACAAAGCGGTCGAATGTTCTGGCCGTATCCGCGACCTAGTCCGCTCCTCCGAGTTCCAAGAAATCTTCCCCGGCTTCCACATCCGCGATGATATGTCTGGCGTAACAGGCTGGAAGCTAGTCACGGGCGGATCGTTCATGCCAGCGGGCGCAGGCAAGTCCATCGCTGGTTACCGCTTCAACTTGGGCATCCTCGATGACCCCCTGTCGGAACAGACCGCCAAGTCCGACGTCGAACGCGAACGCGTCAACAACTGGTATGGCCCCGGCTTCCGGTCCCGTAAGCTGCCTGACTCCCGCATCGTCCTTGTTAACACGCGCTGGCATGTCCGCGACCTTTCCGGCTACCTCCTCGATAAGTCAGCCCGCAACGCCCGCGTCGACCAGTGGGAAGTCATATCCATTCCCGCCATTCTTGACAAGCCCGCCGCCGACTACCTCATGCTGCCCGAAGGCGAATCCTACTGGCCCGAGTTCATCACCATGGATGACCTTATCGCCACACGCGAGGGCCTGTCACGGGCAGACTGGGGCGCCCTGTATATGCAGACCCCGACCGGGGAGGATGGTAACGTCTTTAACAAGGACGACTTCCAAGACTGGGAGGAAGACGACCCGCCCGAATGTGACGAAATTATTCAGACTATGGACACGGCCTTCTCCACCAAAGCCAAGGCCGACTTCTCGGTCATCCAGACCTGGGGCATCTTCCACCTGACATATACTGACGAAAAAGGCTATGAATATCAAGAGCCTAACGCCATTCTCCTCAACCAAGTAAGGGGTCGGTGGTCCTTCCCCCAGCTTCGGGCAGCCGCCAAAGAGCAATACGCCCAGTACAAACCTGACCGAATCATTATCGAAAACAAAGCATCGGGGCAATCCCTTTTGCAGGACTTGCGCCTTAACAAGTTGCCCGTATTGCCTTTTCAGCCGGATCGTGATAAAGTAGCCCGTGCCCATGCCGTTAGCGGTATAGTAGAGCGGCAGCGCGTCTGGCTTCCCCTGAAGAAGCGGTTCGCCGCCGAACTCCTACAGGAAGCCCTAGAGTTTCCCAAGGGCGCGCACGATGACGCCGTCGATACCATGGTCATGGCCCTGCTGTATTTACGTCGTCGTTACGAACTAACGCAAGAGACGGTATCTCAACCCGAGCAGTTCTCGCGCCGTCGATCTTTCAAAAGCTATTGGAGCCAAATGACCCATGTCCGATAATCTCGAAGAAGCTACGCCCGACATCGAATTTGAGTTTTCGGAAGATACCTTGGAAATCGAGGTTCCCGAAGAAGTCGTGGAAGTCGACATGTCCTTTGGCGCCAACCTAGCCCTAGCTATGGAAGACGCTATCCTAACAGACATCGGCTCGGCTCGCCAGGACGCCCTTCAAAATATCAAGAACTCCCGTCAGCAGTGGGAAGAGAAGATCAAGCAGGGCATCAAGTGGCTTGGCCTGAACACCGACGGCGAAGGCAACACGGACGTCGAAGGCGCCTGTACGGCGGTCCACCCCCTGCTGATCGAGAACGTGGTCAAGTTCCAAGCCAAAGCCATCCAAGAACTGTGGCCCGCGCGCGGTCCCGTCCGCACCAAAGTCAGGGGCTACGTCGATGTTGCCCGCGAACAGACGGCCCAGCGCGTTCGCACCTACATGAACTACCAGCTTACCGAACAGGTGCCGGGCTTCTATTCGGACCTTGAACGCAACCTGTTCCGCGTGGGCTTCATGGGCATCGGCATTCGTAAGGCTGGCTGGAATGGTAGCACCGCCGCGCCTGATCCGACCATCATCTACGCCGAGAACTTCTACGTCGATCCGTCCGTCTCCCACCTGAAGGACGCCGAAGAATATATCGAAGTCATGGAACTGTCCACCCGCAAGATGGACAACCTGATCTTGGCCGGAACCTTCCGCGACATTTCCGAAAACGATTCCGAGGAAGTTCTCGACACCAACGAAATCACGGAAGCCATTGCCAATGCCCAAGGCTTCGACATGTCCCTTGAGCGTAAGGGCTTTACGGTAGGCGAATCCCACTGCTACCTCGATCTGAACGGCGACGACCCGCTACTGCCCGAGGGTGGCATGGCGCCCTACATCGTTCACTTCAACGTCAAGACTGGCAACGTCTATTCGATCCGCCGCAACTGGCGCGAAGGTGACGAAGCCATGGTCAAGCGCCAGTGGTACACTATCGACCAATTCATTCCGGCCTTCGGCATCTATTCGCTGGGCTACGTCCACCTGATCGGTGATCTGGCCGCCGCCTCCAGTGCCGCCTTGCGCGCCTTGGTGGACTCGGGCCAATACGCTAACTGGACGGCGGGCTTCAAATCTCAGGACGCCAAGTTCGCTGACTCCGATACGCCGCTTGGCTTTGGTGAGTTCCGCGACGTGAACCTGTCGCCCGAAGAACTTCAGAAAGCCTTCTTGCCGCTTCCCTCCAAAGAACCGAACCAGACGCTCTTCACTCTGCTGAAGTACATGGTGGATTCCGGTCAGAAGTTTGCTGATTCGGCTGACGAGGTCGTGGCCAACAGCACAAACTATGGCCCGGCTGCAACTACCCTAGCTTTGCTTGAAGCTTCGCAGCGGTTCTACTCCTCCATCCACAAGCGCCTACACCAATCCCAAGGTGAGTTCCTAAAGTTGATTGGGGAACTGAACTACGAAAACCTGCCGGACATGGTAAACTTCGTAGTGGGCGCCGAAAACCAATACGTTCAGCGTACCGACTTTAATCCGCAGATCGTCGACGTCATTCCTGCATCGGACCCCAACGCCCTGACCGAATCCCAGCGCGTGGCCAAGGCGCAGATCGAATTGAACGTGGCCCAGCAGTTCCCACAATTCCACGACATGCGTGAAGCTTTGCGTCGATACTACTTAGCACTTGGTACCGAATCCATCGACAAGCTCCTGACCAACCCAGAAGCTGAAGCTAAGAGCGCGGACCCCCTGACGGAAATTCAGTTAGCTATGACAGGCAAGCCCATCAAGGCCCAGTTAGGTCAGAACCACGCGGCCCACATCGCCGTCAAGACTGCCTTCCTGCAAGCCCCACAAATGCAGGGTGCCAACGACCCGACCATTGCCTTGGGCCAGCAGGTGCTGTCAGCTAACATTGCTGAACACAAGGTCCTGATGTTCATCGCTCAGGCTATGCAGATGGCGCAGCAGATGGGTATGCCCATTCAGGACGAGAATGTCCAAGCCCAGATTGCTACGCAACTTGTGCAGATTTCGGCGGCCAGCAATCCGCAGCAGCAGCAGGCCAGCATCGAACAGCAGACGCTTGAACTACAGGCGCAGGAGCTTCAGATGGCGGGCCAGCGTATCCAATCCCAAGACACCCGTGAGGCGGCCAAGATTGCCCTTAAGAATCGTGAGCTTGACCTGAAGGAAACGGATATGCTGCTTAATGCACAGGCGAAGCAGAAGCAGAACCAAATCACGGCTTCTAGCAAAATACTTGACAACTCTGCTAAACTAGCGGATATTCAAGCCAAACAACTTGCCGAAAGGGCAAACTCCGCTATTCAATGACGTTACTATCAGATTACGTAGCAGAAGTACAGAAGCGAATAGAACGCGAAAAAGAATCTCTGGCTAGGGGGTCTGCGACCTCCTACGATGAATACGCTCGCAAGTGCGGCGTTATCAGTGGCATGGGTCTTGCCCTGGACATCCTAAAAGACCTGTTTCAATCAACTCCTTCAGAGGAAAGGGACTAATGATTACTGCCCGCTCGGCTCTAGATGCAGCCGTTACTAACGACCAGTGGGTCACTCAGGACGAAGTGCCTGATCCGTCGCCACTGCCTAGGATTCCTGGTGTAGGGATTCTTGTCCGGCCTGTGCCTATTCGGCGCAAGACTGCGGGCGGGGTCCTACTTCCTGACACGTTTCGTGAGGATCGGGAATACCTAAACACTGTGGGTCGCGTCCTTTCATTGGGCGAACTCGCGTTCGTGGATGAAGATATATACCGGAAAGGCCCGTGGGTCAAGCCCGGTGACTATATCGTTTACGCAAAATTCGCAGGCCAGAAGATTTGGTGGAAGGGGGTCAAGCTCCTTTTGATCAAGGCTTCTAGCATCGAGTTG